GCTCGCCAATGGAACGGGAAAATACAAACATTCAGGTGCTCCTTACTTGAACACAACGCGAATCAGATCGCCCGCCACCGCAGTGACTGGTTTATCTTCTTCGACATAAGCGAATACAGCGGCGTCAGCGGCAACTGCGGTGATACGGCCATTAGCTACGGCAACCGGCTGGCCTTTTTTGTATGTGCCGGCCGCAGCACGGACATTCAGGAACAGGCCGGGAAGCGGCTGAATGGCAACAACGTTCTCACCAGCAGCAATGGCGTCATCCACGCCCATGCAGCGCAGATAATCCATGTTTGCCACATACAGAATTGCCGACTCAGCGCCAGCCACTGATGCGGTGAACTTGGCAGCATCGAAGAAGCCAATAGTACCCGGGGCAGTGGCAGCCGCAGCCGCGCCTTCACGATTAAGCAGTGGGTTAGGGAAAATGCCGCCCGCGTGAATTACATGCTTTCCATCTTTAGCCATTTTTTACTCCGGCATTTCGCTGAGGGATTGAGTGTTCACCTGATGACGCATACCGCCATTCAGGCCAACAGATGACTGGCACTGTGCGTACAGGCCATCCAGCGCCGCGCCGTCCAGAGCGTTAACCGCCAGATCGTCGAGCTGGAACTTGGCTTTAACTGCCGCGCGCTTGTCTGACTTTTCTTTGTCAGAGTTGGCGTTGAGCTGGCTGTTGATCGCAGTCACTTGGTCGCTTAGCAACTTTGCCCAGCCCGGCATTTCTTCACCGTTGGTTGTTGTCTCTTTGGCCTTCTTCTCATCCGCCTCTTTCTTCTCACGGGCGGCCTTCTCTTCAGGCGTCTCTTGTTTTGCAGCTGCCTTTTCCGCAGCCATCTGGTTGTATGCGTCCATCAGCTCTGCGTCGGTTTTGCCTTCGGTCGGCTTACCAGCTGCTTTCAGCGCATTTACGATCAGGTCTTTCATCGGATCTGTTTCTCCGTTGGTTTTAATTTCGTACTCAGTGGGTTTGCGCACGACTTCTACAGGTTCGCCGACGAATTGAGCGGTGCCGTCATCGTCGATGAGGTACTTCTGTTTGAAATAGCGAGTGTCATCTCGGTAAATAAAACTGTCCGGCCAGACGGTTTCGGGCCAGAGCCAGTTATCGCCATCACGACCTTCACGCAGCCGATCACTGATAGCGCGCTGAATGTCGTCAAAGCTGAAATTGGATGCGTTTGTGAAGAAGAACTTTGTTTTATTAACGAGGCCTTCTTTGGTGCAGTTGGATGCCTCAGATAGGCTGGCTACTTCAATCTGCTGGTCCTCGCCATCAGAGTTAACGAAGATGCCTACACCTTCATCAGGGGTGCCTGCACCGGGCTCATCAAGCAGCACCGCAACATGGTCGAACATCATGTTGGTGGCGATTTCGTTGTACTTTTTGCCCTTCGATTCGCCGTTAGCGGCAATGCCGGAATACAGCAGGCCGGTTGAGATGTGAATGGGTTCGGCGTTGGTGCCGGCTGACATTTCATCTAGGCGATTAATCAGGCGCTTGCCCTTCTCGCTGGATTCGGCATATCGGCGGTCAACGTACATGTCGCCAGTTACCTTGCCATCGGTATGACTCACGTTCTGCAGCCACGCACCTACGTGGTAGTTATTGACTGCACGAACATCCCGGGCCGATACGTGCTTGCCATCCACTTTAGGGTGGCCCAGCGGCATCGGGTTACGCTCGAGCGTGTTATAGGCCTTGCCAATTTCTGCTGCCGGGTACAACTTCCGGTTCATCACAATATCGTCCACAACGGGCGTAATGCCGCGAACCACGATATGTGGCTTGCCGTCGATGGTTTCAGTGGTGATGTTTGAAGCGGAGTTGACGACGGTCAGCACGTTAACGCGATTGCGCTTCATGCCGTGTCCTCGTTTGGTAATGGTTAAGCGGCCTGCTGCCACTCCTGACGCTCTTTACTTAGCCTTTCGACAAGCCCTGCGTTAACGACTTTGCCGTCTTCATCCAGGATGACCGGTATCTGACTGCAATAGCAGTTGTAGCGGTTGCCATTAGTGGCATAGAAGGCTTCAACTTCTTCCGTGGTGTATGTCCGACCGTGCCTTGCTGCGTGCCATGAGCGTGTTGTTGATTTGAGCGCAGACAGCCAGAGAACCGCTGTGTTCAGGCCCAATCGCTCCCGTGCCCAGTCTGTTTCCTGCCACTGTGCTTTACGCAGTGCCCCAACCTGCTCAGTCTGTGCCATGTTCTTGGCCCGAGCCATAGACACATCCAGTCGCTGACTAACGATCCGCGCCGTTTCGCGTGGGTTTATGCCTCTGCCAATCGCATCAGCAATCACATTAGCCAGGTCGCCACGAGCGCGGTCCGATTCAAGCAGCCAGTCGCTGTACGTTGAGACGTAAGCGGCCGCCACCTGATTCTGATATGCCGGGCTGCTGAGTAGTTGCGCCAGAGTGGTCTGCTGCTCGTATATCGGCGATTGCACGGACAGGTTTGTGAAAGCCTGATGTGTGCCGCGCTCATACTCGTCAGAGACGTAGCTCAGAGCCCACAGGTTGTTGCTCCCACCCTCGAGCAGTGCGTTATCAAGGATGATCTGCATACGCTGCAACAGGTCGGCAAGTTGAGTTGCCGTCATGTCGTAGATGTAGGCGCCTGCATTCACCTGATAGATGACGTTGCCGTGCACAGCATGCGATTGCTGGTTGCTGACTCGCACACGTCCGGTCAGTCGCTCATCGAACAACTGCTTAAGCGACACCTTGATGCGGTAGTAGCGGTCTTCGATGTCGCGGAACATCCGGTTAACCGGGCGAGCTGATTGTGTCGGGTCTGCTTTATTGCGGGGAATTACCGGCGTCCGGATTAACTTTTGCGTCATCACTTAACGGGTCTCCAGGTGGCACCGTTGGCGGCAACTCGTTTTCAGGCAGCGGCTCCAGTTCACCAACAGCGCGAATCTCGTTCTCGCTAACCACTGGCGTGCCGAAGGCTGACTGGGTGTCCTTAGCAACAGCTGCCATTGCCTGCATGTTGGCAATCTTCTCTTTCTCGCTCGGTGCGAGCAGATCGGACCATGCCAGTGTGACTTCACCAGACTGAGGCGCATCAATGACACCAAGCTTCCAGAATCGCTCCAGAATCGCTTTAACCACTGCCGTCATGAATCCCCAGCGGCGACCATTGCAGCGCTTAGCCCAGTCCGCCTTGTCCTCATCAGATGCCAGGCGGCCGGTCTGCTGACCGAACAGAATGGTGAACGGGCATTGAATCGAGGAGGAGAACTCGTTAGCAGTGACCGTCCATGATGGTGACGGGTCGGCGGCTGCCACAGAAAGCACTGAAGGAGTGCCAGCCTGCATAACCAGCGCCGCATCGGTGCCGCGATTCATGCGCGCTATCTTGTCGTTCATTGCCTCGCCGATACTGGCGTATCCGGCCTCTTTCGCCTGCGCGGCAATAGTCACCATGTCGGTCTGAGCATCAAAGGCAATACCAAGCTGCCGGCTGGCGTTCTTCAGAAAGCCCTCAGCGCTACCGCCGGAAATCTTCTCAAGGTCGAGAAGCTTGTTGTAGCCGGCGCGGAGATAAGGCACGCCGGAAAGCATGTTCTCATCCTCAGAGCCTTCACACAGGATGATGACGCGGTCCGGATGCACTGTGACGCTGCGAACTGGCCCGTATGTGCCATCGTCGCCAACTGGCTGTTCGTTGAACTGGTAATTCACCGGCTGTCCGTACGTATCCGACATAGTGTCAGTGTCGGAGTTGCCAGGCTTAATCTGCGATTCCCACGCCGGGATGAGCTTAACAACTGCCCGGTCACCCAGCCGCTTAATCACTGCGCTGTCTACGGGCTCTTTCCACTCGCGACCGTCACGGAACTGAATCAGCAGCGCGGAGTATTTGCCCACCAGGTTGCGGCGGTCAGCATCTTTAATTTTCGGCCAGTGTCGCGCCAGCAGCTTGGTCGCCGCAGCTTCCCATGGTGTCGTGGTAGTAGATTCCTTGTTTTCATCGCCATCAATGATTGTCGGCTTATCAACCCAGCAAGAATCCAGCAGTTTGTGCACGGCGGCATAAGCCACCGGGTTGCGCTCATAGGCGCGGTAGTAGCGGTCAAAATCCAGATCGTTGGGATAACCAAACTCTTCATAGAGCTTCGTTCGCTTGGTGTTGCCCTGATGACCACCGTACAGCATCCGCTGACGGCCCATAGCATCAGCAAGGGCATTAACGAGGAATGTGACCTCGTTGCTTTGTTCACTCACTGATGAGCTCCTTAGAAGAAGATTGCGCCGGTCTGTTTGCGATTGTTTTTGGTCACCGCGAAGTAGCGGAAGGCGTCAGCGCCATGTGATGTCGCGTCGTGAAGAGGCTTGTCTTTCCAGCATCCTTTATTCATATCCCACTCTTTCCGGTAGCCCTCAAGGTGCGTAATTCCCTCTGCACATTTGCCTTCATCGAAAACGCACTTTGGAAGCAGCTCACGCACGGATTCAATACCGGTGTCGACGCCTGTTTTCGGCACCACCTTGAAGGCCATAGAGTAAGTTTGCCCGTCGATTTCGTACCCATCACGTGCCAACTCCTTGCGAGATTTGGCATCCGCGCCGAACTCACGGTTTTCAATATCGTGCGGCCCCCAGTGTTCGCCGTACTCATAACCACGGTCTTTAAGCACCTTCATGTAATGGCGGAGGCCTTCACCGCTGTTTTCGTAGTAGTCGATGACGTGGAACTCCTCACCCACCTCACGAACGAACCATATGGCCGTAGAGTCACCCACGCCGATATCCCAGAAGGTGTGTACTGGTAGGTGTGAGTTATCCGGCAACTCTCCAATGCGCTTGTTGGTATATAGCCAGCGGAACTGCTTGGCGTAGTAAGCGCCCTCAACAGACTGCTCAAATGCTTCAGCCGGTATCGATGGGTACTCGCGCTTCATGTCATCGCCGAGCGTTTTCTCTTTGGCGTAATACCAGGCTCTCTGGCGCTCGCTAAGGCTTACGCCATGCTTTGCCTCAATTTCAGCGAAATAATCGCTCAGGCGCTGCGGCAGTGGCTCTACCGGGTCGATTGCATATAGTGGATTCTTCCACCACGAGAAGAAGAAAAACTTCCAGTCGAGGTTTGATAGTTGCTTTCCCTGCAGTTGTGCTTTTTCTGCAGTCTGGCAGTAGTCGAAGAAGTAACTCGCCCGGCCTTCAGCGGTGCTCTCAATGGTGGTGAAGCAATCGCTTGATACCGCCTCAAAAGCACCAGTGACAATCTCACGGGCTTTGTCGGGAAACTTAGCGCATATCTTGCCGAACTCTGAAACGTGCAGGAAACGCAGCGTGCCGCCACGGAATGACGTACTGACGTAGAGGGAGCCGCCCTTCTTGAATACCAACTCACCCGCAGAGTCATTACTAGCCGGGTTCGCAGCTCTTATCTCCGCCGGTAGCCGGTCATAGGCGTACTTCACCTTTTCACGAAACAGGCGCTTGGCGTCATTCAGGGTATGAGCAATCAGGGCGCACTTGGCAGCTTCGAACAAAGCCGCGTCAAGCTGGATAATGCAGACTTCAGTAGTAAAGCCGAGCTGACGAGCCTTCAGGATGATGTTGCGGGTATGCATGCCTTCGAAGTATTCGAGCTGCTCCGGTGTCATCTTGAAGCGTACTGGCCTGCCTTCTTTGTCAGTGATCCAGTAGAGGTGATTTAGCCGCCAGAGCTTGTCAGCCAGCAGCCTGAAATGCTCAGGTTTCATTAAGCCCCCTGAGACAATGAATCCATCAGGTTAGACAGGTCATCGACCGTCTTATTGCCTTCCTCGCTATCGAGGTTATAGGCCTTTCGTTCTGCGTTGATCACTTTAATTTGCGCATCAACACCGGCAGTAATCGACCGGGACATGGAGGCATGATTGTCCTCTGTGATTTCTGCATCTTCGAGGAAGTCACGCAGCTTGTTGGTGATGCCACGCCATGCGGCCAAGCCTTCACGGTGGGCCATGACAACCGCTGCAGCTTCATCGGATGCCTGGTCAACTATCTGCGCATCAGTAACCACTGGTGACCGGTTACCGCCTGTGGTTACCGATTTGGTTACCTTGGCTTTGGTGGCAGTTCTGACTTGCTCAGTCAGGTCTCGCTGCCATCCCTCTTTGTTTGCTCTCTTGAGGATGGTGGCATGATTAACGCCATGCTTTTCACCAATCGCTCTTACTGACAACGAACCAGCACGGTAAGCCGATTCGATGGCCTCCCAATCTGGTGCTGCCATATTTTATTCCTTATCGGTTTGTTCCGCCTGCTCCGGCACGTACTCCATCTTCAGCACGTCATCAGGAGCCAGGTATACCCAGCCACCATCTTCGCGGGCGATGCCAATGAAGCCGTTAACCACTTCAGGCTGTGACCGGTTCATAAGGCCTTCATGCGTCTCACCGGATTTGGTGGTTACTGTGATGTGGTAGGTGTCCGGCATGTAGGCCCCCAGAAAAAACCGCCCGAAGGCGGTTTCTATTATTCTAAAAGTAATTTAGGCTGAAGTGTTTTTTAGCCTCATCAGTTGCAAATTCAGGGTGTTGATATTCTGTCGATAAAACTAAATTTGGATTTATTACTACCCAAATGCTTACCCCTGGCTGCAAATCATCAAGGCATGATATGCATGCAGAAAGCCTTGAAGCATCGCTGCGGTGATTTATTTCGTATCTAAAATACTTTCCACTTTGCGACTGAAAGGTCAGAGTCGAGTGCAACTTATCGTAAGATTGATATTCCATGGAGCCTCCTTTCAATATGAAGGCTCCAACTTACCCCTAGGATTAATCTTAGTGAAGCAGTTTTATCTCACAGCTTCGCAACGCTTCACAGCGTGGCTAACCGTTATCCCTTGTCGGAGAGATTCATCATCAGGCGCTCTGGTTAGAAAGCGCCTTGTGATGAAAGCCGTTGTGAAAGAGGCTCTCCGCTTCATACCCGTGATTCAGGGTATGTAACCTAAGCCGCCTTACCTTCCATCAGAGAAACCATGTCAGGATCCATCTGCTCGATAATTCGTTCGCGGGCATTTTTGAGTAGCGCCTTCCGTCCGCCTCGGCCCCACTTATTCATAGCGCGAGCGCACCCGCTAACCTGCTCAGTCTCCGTAGCAATCAGCAGGTCCAGCCTGTTCAACTGATTCATGAAGCTGACACCGTTCAACACCGCCTCTCGGAAGGTGTTATAGACTCGGATTTCAAACTTTGGACTGAGCCAGGCAGCATAGCGAATGGCTACAAGCTCTAAGCCCCATACGCCTGACTGTAGTCCGCCCTTGACGGTTTTCACCGAAGCTATTTTTGTAGCTTCGCTCAATTCCTGGGCAAATCTCTTGACTTGGGCGCTTTTGATGAAGTTACTTGGCCTTTGGGACTCGCTTGCCTCACCTTTCGAAACAGCAGCTGAGTGCAGGTCGTTCAGGTTGTAGCGCCCTTCGCTGTCTACTCGAACGGATACGCCGTTTACTATTACAGTTGGATAGGTCATTGCGTTCTACCTTACTTTGAGATGAACCTTTGCCGCATAGGAAATCAGCCCATCGAAGGCTCGCCAGCACACACTGACTTCCTCAAAGGCTCATTTCAAAGGGTTGGGTTCGATGGCTTTAAATGCGCTTGCGGAGCGCGGGGGATTTACTGCGGGCACAAAAAAAGCCGCACCCTTTCGGGCACAGCTTTCATCTTTGGAAAATTTAGCGCACTTTTTTGCCCGCTTCAATGATTACTTTAAGCAC